AACTCTCGATATCTTACTTTGAAAATATAACCATTGGTTGGTGAAACGTAATGATTCCGAGATGCAGAGTAGGACTCCAACCGATGGTTTGAAAAAATAAATCCGTTGCCGAATCAGGTTAAGATGCCCGCTGTTGTTTGAGTGTGCGCAGCTCCCAGTCAGAGGTAGAAACGGATTTAAAACATAAAGTAAGGTGGCGGAATTAGACGCTGTAAATCGGGAGGAAGCAGGACTACAACATCCCGTAAAGACAGAATTACAGGCAGTAGGCGGAATAGTAGTTCTATGCAGGTTTCAATCCTGCCCTTGCTTTTAAATTGCGGTGTGGCGGAATGAGCTGGCGTTTTCGTCGGCCTTGGTAAACGCAAGGGAAGTAAATTATGAGTAATTTAAACCATACCCTAACTCTCATACAGGTTCGACTCCTGTCACCTCAACGATCCCGATCCGAAGGGAGTAAATAAAAGGATGTTCTAGTATGTTCAATATTTCATACTCGTTTTTTTTGGAAGACAGCCTTTTGTTTTTGTTCGTTAAAAAACAAAAGGGACTGGGGAAGTCGTCTAGGGGAAGGACACCATTGGTACTAGGATTGAAAAATCGATAACCCGTGGCGACACTGGTTCGAATCCAGTCTTCTCCGCAACCATTGGGTGATATGCATACTAGTTGGTAGAAGCATATCGTCGGAGGAACCATCAGTATTATCTGCTTGAAGGATATGACAGCCTGGAAAGACAGGCTTTGTTTAGCACTTCTCATAATTTAGGTTTATAATTGGTTAGTTTAAGGCCTGACACCTCCCAAGTGATCAGGCTTTTTTGTTAATATTATTTTTGTAGTATTAAATTAATATTTATATTAGCAAGGAATTAACCATATGAATCAGTGCTTTTAAACATACAATCAGACTTCACAGACTTGATACAGCAAGTGCTAGACAAGTTTGGAATATATTTTGCTACCTTTGTTGTGGGGATAGTTGCAGGAATATTATTAAAACAATTTGTCACCGATAGAGGTTATAAATTACAAGTAGAAGCTCGTATAAAAGATAAAGATGAGTATATACAAAGCTTAAAACAAATAGTGCATGAAAGAGCCAAAGGGATAGTTGTGGACGCAAAGAGCGAGGGCTATTTCAAAAAGTTGGTTAAATTTTTCAAAAGGAGTGCATAATGAACATTTTACTTACTTTTCTTTCAGTATGTCTATTAGCAGGAGTGCTTTATAAGACTATTAAAATCCAGAAGATAGAATTGCTACAAAAGAAGCTTGTTTCTAACTATGATAAGATTGAGCTATATCTTTTGAAGAACAAAAAATATCTTTCTAAAGAGGATATCAGATTCTTAAATGTGAATAAAAATATTGCTGTAAATCCTCAGTTCCTAGATTTTGAAGTAATGATAGCAATTCAAAGGAAAATGAAGAAAGATAAAGTGAAGGTTGATTCTTCTTGGTATCCTAAATATATAAGTGATCAAGGAGAAGAATTTAAAAATTTAATGGATACATATTACAAAAACCAAATACAATTAACTTTGTTGTCAGCATTAAAAGTAAAGTACATCTGTAAATTTTTATATTTCAAGATTACCCATTCAATAAGTCAAACTAATTTTAATGTTAATGATATTGTTCGAAGTAAAATAAAAAATACACTGTACTCAAATAAGGATATGCCTGAAATGGGTTTGTGTTAAAATAATAAATTAAAGAGTTTTTAAAGCCCCTTCTGAAAAGTTGGGGCTTTTTATTTGATTATTTTTAGTATTCCGATTGTCCCCCCATCCCCGGCATCGTATTATGTTCGGTGTATTTTTGCAAAAAGTTATCAACATTTTAAATTTACCACATAAAATACTGTATTTCAATATTTTTCAATGAAACTAAATCATGATGTTATATATAGAGTTTTTGTCGTTTTGTTTTAGAATGTTAAGAAACTGAATTTGGAAGATTTTTAGATTCTCAATATGTTTGTTTCAAATAAAAAAAGCTTGATGGTCTAGATCAAGCTTCAATTTATATGAAAAAAGAAATCATATCTGGCCGATCTCATCCTAGGTTGATGAGTAACCAACCCAAAAGTAGAAATTATTTAAGAATTATCGAACTATCACTGATGATAATCTATATTATCTTAAATTATCTTTTGAAACCTACACCTATTTTATTGTAGATTGTAAGAAAATCCCTCAAAATAAAATGAGGGATTTTGTATATTGTCTATTCAATTAATTATTTTATGAAATTAGTTCCAATAACTTTTAAAGCATCGGCCGCTAACTGTCCACTTTGTGGAGCTTATTCAAGTTTTGAATGGGGAAATCTAGCATTTTCAACAAATAGTAGAAATAAAGCTACGAAATATTACTCCGGCTTATGTAATCATTGTGAAGATTATACAATCTGGCAACGAAATTTTGACGAATATCAACAAGATTATTTTTACAAAATGATCTACCCTATTTCAGGTCCGGTACCTTTACCAAACGAAGACCTTCCAGAAGATATCAAAAATGATTATTTGGAAGCAAGTACAATTGTAGATTTATCACCACGAGGATCTGTAGCTTTGCTAAGATTAGGAGTTCAAAAATTATGTAAGCATCTGGGAGAGAAAGGAGAAAATATTAATGGGGATATAAAATCTCTGGTCACAAAGGGGTTAAACCCGATGAT